ATACGCTTGTTGGTTCGCTATGCCGTAGTACTTTTGAATATCTTCTTCGGAAAGTTGATCGACATTAGGATTAAATGTCCCCATACCATAAGTATCTCTAAGATATTTATCGTATGCGGTCATTGCAGTGCCACGATCTATTTCGAGCGCATCAGCTAGAGAATAGATGTCGTATTGGCCTGAGCTTATAAGTTCCATAGCCTGCGCAATATCAGCTTGCGTAAAGCCGTCCAAAGAACCAACAGGGAACCCTCCAATATTTGCTGTAGCATTTGCAACAGCGTCAATCCCTGCCCCAGCAGTTCCTGCTCCAATAGTTCCTGCCCCAGCAGTTCCTGCTCCAATAGTTCCTGCTCCAGCAGTTCCTCCGGGGATAGTTCCTCCGGGGGTGGAGTAGCCAGAGCCATATACCCCCGGCAGAAGAGCCGCATAGTCTGAATACCGAGGATCTCCGAAGTACAAATACTCTGGATCAAATCCGGGGCGATAACCCGGAGGCGGCATGTTCGCGGAATATTCTGCGCCCGTTAAAATCTCTTGCTGTCTTTTAGCTGCGCCACGACCAAGAACTTCGCCTACCCCAAATCCAGCCTCTTCATATGGGTTAAATGTTCCGTTTCTTTCAGCAATTGCTTCTTCGTCTTCTTGTCTCATAGTAAATTCCTATCCACTAAACGCGCTTAGTCCGGGCTTTTTGAACACTCCGGCAAAAGGGTTATTTGGTTGGGCAAATTTAGCTGCACCAGACAGGACACCTCTATCCATCTCCCGTCTCCTCATTCTCTTTGCTTCCTGCGCTTTACCTACGGCTTGCATTTGCTCCATAGCCTCGGTCTGGGCTATGTTGCCAGCACCAATCGCAGTAGGCAGTATGGCTTCAGGCTTCATGAAAGCTTCTAAGCCAGCCTTTGCACCATCTTTAGTAAAGATAGAGCCTAGTCTGTCCGCTCCAGTTAAGCCTTGTCTTCCTGTATCAAGAGCAGATTGAGCATTGCCTAGCGCAGACTGAGCATTAACATTAGCCATTTGCTCTGGCGTAATCGCTCGACCAGCATCAGTTAAAACATTAAACCCCTGATTTAATCCGGGGCCACCGACATTAGAAATGTAGTCTGCCGGATTAGGAGGCCCAGCCAACATTTGAGCGGGAGATTGTCCAGCCTTTGATAAGGCATTGGCAGTAGATGAGACAGCCTGACTAGCATCCGCCACATCTCCAACTTGCGCTCCAAGGTTAGCAGCATCACTTGCTGCACCCAGAGCCTTGCCCATACCAAAGCTTGTAATGCCAGCCATTATGCCTTTACCAAGGTCACCTTCTGCAACTCCAGTTATTAGCCCGGAGGTTAATGCTGCTGTCAGACCGGGCGCTCCAGCAGCCGCTGCACCAAGACCACCAAGACCCACCGCACCTAAAGCACCGGGGACAAACTGAGCTAGAAGGGGGGCTAGGAAAGGCAGGAAGGCTTCTGGTTGCCCAGTGACAGGATTGGTTGTTAATTGTCCGGTGGGAGATAAAGACGCTATCCCTTGAACCTCGGCAGGGTTCATGTGAACTAGCATTGAGTCACCGTATCTGCCGTATTTTGCTAGGTCATTTGCATTCGCCTGTAACGGCGGCATCATGTTGTTCATTAACTTGTCTCCACACCAAACACATTGAAACTGACATCAGTAGAACTAGAGTACACTTTCATAACATCGCCTTGCCCTAAAGTTATACCTATTACAGCAGTCAATGTGTCATTAGCAATTATTTGCTTATCATAATATAAAAACTGTTTGTTATCTGCACCCGCATTATTAACATGAATGCTAAGTCTAAATGTTTGAGCAGAGCCACTACGGTTACACGCCACAAAAGAACTGATTGTTGTGACCGTTAAATCCGGCGTAGTATACAAAACCTCAGTAGTTGTAGCGGCAGCGTCAAGCTGACCAAGAACCTTTATAACGTCCGTCATTTCGCGCCCATAAACATAAAATGATATTTCCGTATAGCAAGAGACGCATCTCTGTCACTCTTGTCAGCAATAACATTCAAAGTGTCTTGAACTTCTCGAAAGGATCTTTCTACTGTTCTTCGATTTGTAAGCTCATTATTGTATTCGTATTGCTGCGGAGCAATAGGAAGCACTACTTGTCTTTGTTCAGACATTACCTTCTCCCGTCAGATCTAAGATCAAATCTAAGGTCACCAAGAGTCCAGCCGTAACCAGTCCCCGTGCTTTGTATTCTGATTATAGTCTCTCTTGCTCTAGCGCGTATAAAAGTTTGTTTCGTACTTGATGTCACAGTAGACGATGACAACGTCTGTGAATCTTCTAAGGGGAAATCCTTCCCCTTAACTGTAACGTCCATAGCTGCTGATGCTGCTGTCCCACGGAACTCAAAGTCAGGGATCATACGAGACAAGAACATGAACTGCTCACCATCGCCAAGCTCTATTCCGCCAGACTCAATGTACGAGTTCATAGCCTCGCCATCGGCATCAAAACCTCGCTCATGAAAATAAAGATAATTTGAGTTAACTTGAGTGTTCTCTGCGGCAATTGGGAAATTTCTAGTATTGGCGGGAATCCACGCACCCCTATCCAAAGTTCCTACAGACCAAGTATCTTCTTTAAAATTGTATGTAACATAATTAGTGCATTCTGTATTGCCAGACCCTATTGGGTAAAACCACGTTACCTCTGAAAAATCCACACTAGTTGTGGCAAATACTTTGAATATCTCAGACTGATTTATATTGCTAAATACATAGTCAAGAACAGAACAAGTGATTCTCTGAATAGCTCCGTTGTAAACATAGAATCCGCCACGATCCATAAAGTAAACAACATCTCCTGCGCTAGTCGCAGCTTTTGGAGAAACCATAGAGAAACCTTCACTTATCAGAGAAAACTGATAGGTAAATGGAGATCCAGAAAAACGCATTGAATGGATGCTATTATCGGTAAAGATTAATATTTCCTGCCTAGTCTTGATCGCTCCCATAATAAAGGAGCCAGTAGGAAGACTAACTCCGCCTGAAGTGTTTGTTGCCGTTGGTGTCCAGTCAAAAGGATTTTCTTGGTCAGACCACCTAATAAAAAGAGGATCTAATGTTGAAGAACCTATACCGTTCGTCCCGAAAGCTATAGTGTGCCTGTCTGTATCAGAGACCATTATTTGAAGAGATAAGATTGGGCAGTTTAATGCAGCGGCGTTACTTTCTAGGGTGGCAGCTCTGGTTGTAAGTCCGGTACTCTCATCCCAATAAAATATGTTTCCACCTCTAGGATTTATTATGAGGTCATCGCCAAAAGTATCCTCACTGTACAGCCTTAACTGATTTCCAGCACTTATGACAGTGGAGCCACCCCACGCAGAAGAGCCAAAAGTTCCCGCGCCAAATCCAGTAGACGGAACAAAAGTATCAAGACCTACATTTATTTGATACGTTCCAACGATTGAAGAGCCGCCATTGCCAGTATCAGAAGCATTAGCTAGAACCTCAGATCCTCCAGTATCTTTAGCCTCTACCGTGTATGAATTAGCATCTATGATAGTAGCTATCTGATATTCTTGATTAAGAACATCCGCTGTAATATTGCCGCCCAAACTAACAGCGCCAGAGTATGTAACAAAGTCCCTTTGCTGCGCTCCGTGGCTAGTATCTGCAACCGTGAGTGTTGCATCACCATTTGATGCAGAGAATGTAACATCACCTGCCGCAGTGGTTAACCTAATGGGGGTGATGTCATAGTAAGCATCTCCCTTATTTATGTAATACTTTAGAGTAGTACCAAGACCTAGATAGTCTGTAGCGGCAGCGGCCTTCCAGTCATGTATAGACCTGCATATTCCAAGGAATGTATTAGATGAGTATTTCTGCCACCCGCCTATCTGCTCTGGACGGCCTTTACGAAATCTAATTTTATCTGAATCATACCATCCGGTATCAGCGGTGTACTTTGTGCCTTCTTTATTCACGCCCGGAGCAAACTTATATTTAACCAACATCTAAATTCACCTTTAGCCTATTTGCTAGATGAGCTTCTTTTATATCTTTTTTGTTCTGACCTTCGTATGCAACTGCATGATGATTGNTAATAAGCTCTTTGCACAGCCACTTATTACCTACTTTAATATCCGCCAACCAACGTCCGTACTTGCCTTTCTTGTAAGTCCTTAAAATAACTTCAGTGCCTACAGGCGCGAAAGCCTTGACAAACGCCTTGGCTGCGAGTCCATAACGCTTTTCTTCCAAATCTCTTGTCCGAGATTCTGGAGTGTCGATTCCATTAAGGCGCAAACAAATACCCCGCCCAGTATCACCACGATTAACAACGCCAAAACCCAGATTGATGTCAGTAACATACATTGTGTCCCCATCAACAATTTTAGATACAGCAGCAGTAAAGATATATGGGTTAGACATAAGAGCCTACCGCCAAATATCACTAAGCTCCAACGCTCGACCGCCTACTTGCTTTGCCCACCTAGAATCCAAGAACTCTGTAGACGCTGTCTTGTAGTCTGCCACCTCCATTGCGGCAAGAGCTTTCTTGAAACCACGCAATCTTGTAATGCCAAGATTAAACGCGATGTTAATCATTACATCTTTACGCACATCATCTAAAGAACTAAACCATTCATATTCAGATGACAATTCTACAATGACACGCTCTATATCATTCTGTAGCAAGTATTCTATCTCATCTTCAGATAGACCTATACCACCCTGCTTATCTATATTTCTTCCAACTCCGACAGTGATCTTGCCTTCAGAACACTTGTAAGCATGAGTCTTCATCCCCTCATGCCGCTTTAGCATCTCTATCAATTGATCCATTACTGACCTCTGTTGTTGCTTGATCCGAAGAAAAAGGCGCTAATACCTGATATTAGCCCTCCGAGGTAACCCAAGATAATATTAGCCAAGGCATCATCCACAGCCTCTGCGCGGAAGGTCACTAAAAATATATAACAAAGAAAACCTAGCAGGCTTATGATGGCGAATATCTTTGGCGTTGGATCTTCTCCAAATATCTCTCTAGCCGCCTGCCGATCTTGAACCTCTACTTTAAAATTTTCCAAGTCTATATGA